TCTTACTGGACAAAGAAGTACCGAGTCTGTAGAAGATATTGACCTCCCACCTGTCAGTAACGACATACCAACGTCTTCTAACAACTCGGTAGAGAAAGTAGAATCGTCTAACGAAAGCGATGACCTTTCGTATTTTAGTAAACTAGCTGAAGACGATTCTTAATCTATCTCTCTCACTTTCTCAAATAGGGGTGGCCTTCGGGCCACCCTACTAAATGTTCACGTTTTGTTCTCATTTATATACCATTTTTATGCTTGACAAAAGCCGTGTTTTCTGATATACTGAAGGTGTATTAAACGAAAGGAAACAATGAAATATAATAACAAAACAATGAGTGTTGCCGAGTTTACTGAACTAAAAAAACAAGGCAAAATCAAACTTGATCCATCATTTCAAGTCGGTACAGACAAAGAAAGTAGATGGGATAAAAGACAACAATCCAAATTTATCAAATCAATACTATTCGGTAGTGCTCCGTCACCCTTTATTTTAGTTGACATTGACGCTGCTTTAGATTATAACGAAGGCATTGGTATTGATGATGACTCTATTGAATACTTTAAACAATTAAAAGAAGAAGGTTACTTATACGTATCCGTTGATGGTAACAATAGATCAATCGCATTAAGAAACTTTGCAGATAACGAGATTATAGTACCTAGTGGTGATTATGAAACATCAAAAGGTATTGTATCAGTTAAACCTGGTAAGAACAAAAACAAATCTTTAAACAAATTGCTTTTAGATAAATTCAACAATTCAGAATTGTCATTTGCGATTTATACTGAAATACAAAAGATTAACTTACCTGTATTATTCAGAAACGTAAACGATGGTGTGCCATTGAATGGTCAACAGATCAGACAATCATATCCTAGTAAGATCGCTCAATATGTAAGAGATAAAAGAAATACATTTGAGAAGTCTTTAAAGAACTTTGTAAAGAACAAAGAGTTTATAGTTTTAAAGGCAGATGAGTTTATTGCTAAGTGTATTGCTTACGCTGCTTATAACACTACAGACAAAAAGACTTTAGATAAAGTTTACATGTCACCTCTTGGTGAGGCAAACAAAATAGTAAGACCTGGTAAAACAGATAGTAAATTCAATAGAGTGCTAAACACGGTACTTGATACTATCAAAGTCGGTACTGCTAACTTGAAGAAATCAAGTAATTCTATATTTGATTATTTTTGTATTTCATACGATTACAAAATGCAAAATGTTAAAATAGATAAACCAAATGACTTCTACAAGTTATGGTTAGAAACTACTGGTAAGATGTTTGCTGATGAAAAAACAACTTACGATTCACCTAAACAAGGTGATACAGAAAAGTACAACTTCAAAACTCTAACTAGAAAGATCGGTGATGAGTTTAGAGTGTACAGACAGAAATTGGTAAAAGATAAAATTGAAGACAATGCTTTTACTAATAAGATTTTAGTACAACAAGAAGATCCAGATGATTACTTTTCATATGACGATAAAGTAAAAATGTGGGAAAAACAAAAAGGTATATGTACTAGAACTAAAAAAGAAATACCTTTTAACGAAATTACTGACTATACAAAGTGGCACGGTGACGCTGTTAACCCTAAAGACAAGGGTGGTACACACACTTTAGATAATGGTGAATTGATTGACGCCACTTTCAATATAAAGAAAAGTAATAAGTTAATCTAAAACGTTTTTAAGTGGTCTTCGGTTAGTATCAGAAATTTCATGTTTCGTTTAATACACCAAGCATACGCCGTTGACCACTTTCTTCTATTTCTCTCATAAGTAATCAACGCATTTTTATAAGTACGGGTTTCACGTAAAGGTTTTTTAGGTTTACGTGTTTGTTTTTTAGGTTTAATCTCTACAACAAACTTTTGATACGAACCATCTGTTTTTCTAACTTTCATATAGAAATCAGGATAGTATCTATGAGGTCTATTATCTACTGAACGATACGATATTGCTATTTCTTCACTACCCCATTCCAACACACTTCTATTCTTATCACAATACATCATAAAACGTTTCTCCCAACTAGACCTATAAATAATGTTGTTTACATTGCCTTTATATTTCTGTGGGTTCAATGGTTTAAATATACCTTGATAGGGTCGTTTATCTATATTCTTCAACTTCTTCATAGAATCTATTTATTATCAACATAAATAGTACTATGGCAAGTGTATTTGACACAATCAAACAAAGAGCAGGAGACGCTCAAAAATCTGCTACTTGGTATAGAACGCAAGTAAATAAGTTAGCGAGCGGTACAACTGCTAGACAATTGTTTAGACAAAACAAACTAAATGGTCGTCCTAGCGTAGGCAGATTGAACTTATTTGGGTACAATCCTAAATTAAGAAAAACTTTACCTTATTATGACGTGTTCCCATTAGTGTTGCCATTAGAGCCAATATCAGGTGGGTTTATGGGTATGAACTTTCACTATCTACCACCTCTATTAAGATTTAGACTATTAGAACGTATGCAGGCAACAGCGTCTGATAGAAGATTTAATAAGGATACAAGATTTGAAGTTGCTTATGATGATGTAAAAAATATAAAATTAGTAAAACCAACGATAAAGAAATATTTGTACGCATATGTACAGACAGGTTTTTTAAGAATAAATGCTGACGAGGCTGCAACAGCAATTTATCTACCTGTACAAAGATTTAAAAAGGCGTCTGAAGGACGAGTTTATGCAGATAGTAGGAGATTTATTTAATGTCATTAATTAATATAGGTAAAAGAATAGGTGACATGGATATACGATTAGGTATACCACCTAGTAAACCACAATTTAGTACAACAGAAACCAATAGACGATTTTCAGCGAATAACGTATCATCTAATTACAATTCTGTATTTAATCAATTTAGATCAGGCATAACATCAGCAGGTGGTATGGCTAGACCTACGCAGTTTCTATGTACGATTGATGTACCACAAAGTAAAGCATTAACAGGTGATTACGTTTATGCTGATCCTACAGGTAGTAAGAAAACAGCTGCTAGAATGGCAAAGAGTGCTAAATTAGCAGGTGCAATAAAACAGAATTTACAATTAAGAATGGATCTATTTTGCTCTAACGTGTCAATGCCAGGCAAGACTATTACAGATGATGTAAACGAAACATATTATGGACCTAAAAGAGCAATAGCAAAGAACGTTAGCTTTGAAGAGGTTACATTAGAATTTTATACGAGTGTTAATTATGATGAAAGATTATATTTTGAGGCATGGCAAAACTCTATAGTTGATCCTATTACACATAACGTAGGTTACTATGATGATTATGCTACACCATGTATGATTACAATAACACCGTTAACAAAAACATTTACAGCAGCTCTTGCTAATTTTGAACCATCAGGTGACGCAGTAAAAGATAGGGAGACAATACGTAAGAGTTTAGGTAACACATCTGGATTCTCATCATATCAGGTGCAGATGTACGAAGTATGGCCTAAAACTATTGCTTCAACACCATTATCATATGACGCAGTTAACCAGGTTGTTAAAACAAGTGTAACATTTACATACAGAAACTATGCTACAACAGCATGGAACTATTTGGATAAAGGTATGGATGTAGAGAATAGAAGAAACCAAAAGAACAGATTAGAATATAGAACTAATACTACTGCTATACAATCTAACTTTTTAGATAACTTACCTTTCGGTATAGGTAATGAGATAGGTAGAGCAGGTAGACAAGTCTATGAAACATTAAGGAGAAATTTGCCCATTGGGCGAGTAACGGGAGGACGTGTGTTCCCGAAAGGTCTACCAGACCCTAAAATTATACGTGATATATTATATTAAAGGAGTAAATAATGCTTAATTTTATGAAGACGCCTGAGCATGAAGTGGTTTTATCAGACGGTGCAAAGGTTAAATATAGGCCATTTTTAGTAAAAGAAGAAAAGATTTTACTATTGGCTGTAGAGAACAATGTTGAACAAGAGATGGTTCAAACTCTTATCAATACGGTTCAGACGTGTACGCTGTCAGACATTGATGTTACGAAATTGCCTGTTTATGATTTTGAATGGTTATGGTTAAACATAAGATCAAAATCAATAGGTGAAACAATACAATTGAAACTGAAATGTCCAGATGATGAAACACAGGTTGTAGATTATGAGTTTAATGTTGAAGAAGTAAAACCAGACTTTAGTAAAAAGGTGAATACACATATACCTTTTACAAAAGACTATGGTGTGATAATGAAAGTGCCGACCGTACTAGAGGTAGCAGATAAGAAAACTATCATAGACTTATCGGTCAACTTGATGAGAGATTGTATCGCTCAAATTTATAATGGTGATGAGGTATTTGAAACACAAGACCTTGACCCAAAAGAATTAGAGCAGTTTGTTGACAACTTGACTATGCCACAATTCAAAAAACTAAAAGACTTTTTTGAAACGTTGCCTGTCATAAAACATACAATTAAATACAAGAACCCTAAATCAGGTTTAGAGCATGAGTTGTTATTACAAGGGGCGTCTGATTTTTTTCAGTTACCCTCTTACATGAAAGCCTAGAGAGTTTTTATAGGACAAACTTTGCTTTAATGCAATACCATAAATACTCATTAGGTGACCTAGAAGGGATGTTACCATGGGAGAGGGAAATATATGTTGATCTTCTAGTACAGCATATACGAGAAGAAAACGAAAAAATTAGAGAGAAACAAAAACAAGGGAGATAATATGAACTTTTTAAAAAATATGCTTAGCACAGGCTGGGCAGGTTTTAAACACGGTGTTAAATCATTATGGCATTTCATTGAGGTAGAGATACCTGAATTGATGTCAAACTGGAGACTAGTACCAAGACTATTAATGCTTGCTTATGGTTGGGCATTTTTAGATGTAATCAATTGGTTTATGGCACTAGAGAATCCTAACAACGCACAGGCAGGGTTAGTGTCAGTAGTTGTAGGGGCTGGTGCAGGTTGGTTTGCAATATACGTAAATGGTAAACCATCAAAAGTTAAGAATAAAGAATAATGGCAATACCTCAATCTACAATCTTTAAGAAGGCTTCAGCAGCAAACTTTAAATCGATTCTAAAACAACAAAAGAAAGATGAATCTGATCCGAAGTTTGCTATATCTGACTCATTGCAGGAGTATCAAGCACAATTAGAAAAGTCTGCTGGTTACACAAGTCAGGTAAAGCTTGACAAGGCAAATATACGACAGGATATAGTTAACTTTGTTATAGACTATACCGTGAGCGACCTTGACGCATTAAAAGGTATGGATTATGATGAGGCGAAGACACAGGCCTCTACTACAGAAAAGAGTATAAAAGAGTTTGAAGGCTTATATAACAAAGGCGTACTTAATGATGAAGAAATTATATACATCAAAGAGACCGTAGGTAAAACAAATGCAGAATTAAAGAAGATTTTAGGTGTTGCTACTAGATTATCATTATCATTTAGAGATTTCAAAAAAGAATTAAAACCTCTTAAACTTGCTAAACGTGTAGGTCTTACAAATGTACCTATCATAGGCAAGAAAATAGAAAGAGCGATAGAGTCTGAGGAAAGAGCAGAAGCACGTGGCCTTCAGATGAAAAGACAATTACGTAGAAAGACAGCCAAAGGCGATTTAAAATCAGGTGGTGGCGATACATCAGCACCTCAACCTGATACAGGTGGCACAGGCGATAAAGAAGATTTAGCAAAAAGAGTTGCTACTGCTAAAACTACGGCCACAGGTGATTTCATGCCTGCTAGTGGTGACAGCGAAGAACGGGTAGAACAAGAAAGAGAGTCAGATAAACAATTTGAGTCATCATCTGGTTTATTAGAAAAGATTTACGAAGAGTCTGCTCGTACAAACGAATTATTAGGTGATAAGAAAAAGGATGATGAAGGTTTCTTTGAGGGCATAGGTAACGCATTATTACCTCTTGCTTACTTATCAGGTTTAGGTGGCACTATTACAGGTGCAATCACAGGACTAGGTAGTACACTTGCAGGCTCAATGAGAAGTATGTTAGGTCTACCACCTAAAACACCTAAAGGAATTAAAGGACCAGCAGGTAAAACACCAAAGAATGTACCTAAAGGTACCACACCAGTTACAACTACAGGTACAGATAAAAAAGATTTAAAAACTAACAAAACAAAAACAGGTTCACTTGTTAAAAACAATCTTAAAAAAGGTGCCAAGGTAGCAGGTAAAGTAGCAGGTGGTGCTGCTAGAGTTGCAGGTCGTGTATTCTTACCTCTTGCTGCTATTATGGGCATATTTGACGCTGCTAAAGGTGTTGCAGAAGCAGGTGATTTACTTGACAAAGAAGAAGGCGAAGAACTAACATTTAGAGATAAAGCGTCATCAGGTTTTGCTGGGTTCTTATCAGGTTTAACATTAGGTTTAGTAGATAAGAAGAAGACAGCTAAGTTTCTTGCAGGCGATAAAGACGCACCAGCTGTTGCTGACCAACATGATGATCTAGGCCTTATAGAGAACTCATCAAAAACAAAATTAGATAAGGTAGAAGAATTAAAAGCAGATAGTATTGAGAAATTAACCATAGGTGAAGGTCAGACAGGCACTACAATTATTAACAACAACGTTGACTCATCTAATACAACAAATAAAACTGAATATGGATCAACAAACATAGGTACTAAAAACCAAGATCAAACCGTTACAGAATTTAGTAGATACGGATAATACGAATAAATATTAATATGTCATTTAAACCATTCAAAGCACTAACAACACTTATAAACGGCCTGAAAAACAAAGGTACCGTGTTGCCTGGTCGTAATATACCGTCATTTAAGACGATAGCAAGTAATCAAGGTATTATCAACTACAATCCTACAAATGCTGATTACACATCAGCAAGTCACACAAGCAGAAACAATTTTTATGTTTATCCTGTAAACCATGAAGACCAAGAGCATTACATGTTATTTGATATTATAGAACGTGTTGCTGAAGATGGTGGTAATAGTACGAGTGTAGGTAATAGAGGATTAACAAAAAGAGCAGACAATTTAGACAAAGTAGTATATGGCGCAAATAGATTTTTTGGTGAAGGCACTAAAAATTTAGGGTTCGGTATACCTACAGGTAAAGGTTCTGCTAGAAATATAAAAAATACAATTGCTATTTACATGCCACAAACATTAAAATTTAATATGCAGGCAGATTACGGTGCTGAAGAGGTTGGTATGATAACAGGTGCAATGGCGAAACTAAAAGACGCAGTAAATAGTGGTAACTTTTTCGGTGCAGATTTAGGTTCAATTGCAGCTCAAGCAGGTAAGGCTGTATCAGGTGTAGGTTCATTTGCAACTGGTGGTCTTATGGCAGGTACAGCTGCTGCTCTACAACGTAGAACAGGTATTGCACCAGCAGCCATGCAAGAGATGATATTCAATGGCATAGACTACAGAAGCTTTAGTTTTACATTTAAATTTACACCACGTAGTAAGAAAGAATCAGATGTGGTTAACGCCATACTACATTGTATCAAAGACGCTATGTTACCTGAAAAATACGGTGACGGTAGTAGTATTGCAGCCTACAAGGTGCCACATGAATTTGTAATTAGATTTATGAAAGGCACAGCAATCAACCCATACCTAGATCAAATAGGGTTGTGTGCCTGTACAGGTGTTGATATAGACTATGGTAGTGACAAGTTTTCAACACACGCTAGTGGTGATCCTGTGTCAATAGACGCTACAATTCAATTTAGAGAACTAGAACTTATGGAAAGAAAACGATACAACGCCTTGAGATTATCTGCTTCAACGATAAGTCAGGAGAAAGGACCTCCTAGATAATGCCATCATATTTTGAAAACTTTCCTAAAATCTATTATGACGCTGTAGGTAAAGGTGATTACAAATTAATCACTAACCTATTAAGACGTGTACAGATTAAAGAAGGACTAAAAGAAACTGCTGCTTTATTTGACCTATATGACATACAAGGCGAAGACACGCCAGAGTCAGTATCAGAGCAGTTTTATGGCGATCAACGATACTATTGGATTATATTATTGTTTAATAATGTAAAAGATAGATTTTACGATTGGCCTTTACCACAAAAACAATTTGAAGATTACGTAGCAGATAAGTACGGTACACCTGGTGGCATACATCATTACGAGGTTGCTCAATCTTCTGGTCCTACATCTTCATTTGACGACTCACATATGATAGAAGTAAACAGCACCGTGTCAGGTGCTACGTCTGTTTCTAACTATGAATACGAGTTACGAAAACAAAATAAGAAGGCAAGGATTAAATTAATCAAACCAGAATTTTTAGAACTGATTACACAAGAATTTAAAGCCTTGATAGGTAAATAAAATGTCCGATAAGGCAGCGCCTAAATATGATGATTTGAACAACAGGTTCCCTGGCGATTTTAGATCAGGTGAGATTGTGTTGTATAGTTACGGTGGTTCAGAAATTGAAATATCAGGTCTTACAGCAGTAGTCAATATATACCAAGATTTAGATTCAGCATTTCTATCAGGCAACCTTATGTTCTTTGACAGCATAGGTGCAGTAAATAAGTTACCTATTATAGGTAACGAGTTTTTAGAGTTTAAATTTAGAAATCCTATAGACGCAGGTGGTGATGAAGAAATAAACGCTACAAATCATAGGTTTCAAGTATATGAAAAGCGATCAGTAAGAACTACACAAAACACACAGGCTGTTGCCCTATTTTTTACATCAATCGAATCAATACGAAATGAGCGATTACGTGTATCAAAATCATTATCTGGTTCATATGCAGAAATGGTTGATAAGATTGTCAAGTCAGATAAGACCTTGCTTAATTCTAAAAAAGACCTATTCATTGACCCTACATTAGGCACATACAAATACACGTTTCCTAATTGCAGACCTGCTGAAGGCGTAAGAGCCATGACGTATATGTCAGAACCAATCAATTTCAAAACACCTGATTATATGTTCTATGAGAACAATAGAGGTTTTCATTTTAGGTGTTTAGAGTCATTGTATAGAGAGAGTGCTGATACAACACAAAACAGACAATTTGTTGCCTTTATAGACCTATTGTCAGCGTTTAATCCTGCCTTTGGTACACCTGACCAAGAGTCAGAAAGTCCTATTACAAAACCATATGCCTTTTCATTTAACGACTCATATAACACATTAAAAAATACAAGACGTGGTTTGTTTGGTAGTACGACCTATGCACATGACCTAATAGATAAAAAATATACAAAGAGCAGATTAACATATACAAACTACTATGAGCAGGCATTACACATAGACGCACCGACTGGTGCTGGTAATACATATCAAGGCATTATGCCACCTGGGCCT